TTTGCGTTGGGCGGGTTTAACCTCTACCAACGAATTATCCCCAAAGTTCTCAGGGAATCGCTTTTGCATAGTATCGTTGATACTACGGTAATACCTATCAGCATCTCGAACAGGATCAACCCCGTTCTTGACGAGTTTTTCATGTATTCCTAAAGCAAGACTAGTCATTTCTGTGTCTTTACCAAACCAAGAATTTTCTTCTTGCCAAGCCCTTTGTCTATCATCTAATTTTGGGGCTTGAGCAGCGGTTTGAGCTTGAGGAGTATTTTGTTGAAAATCTACACTATTCTCAGGCTGTTGTACAGCTTTAAATTGTGGTTTTCTTTCTTTACTAGCAGATAGTTTATATTGAGCTTCAGTCATTTTAGATTGAGCCTCAACAACCTTATCCGTATCTCCTGATTCATAAGCTTCACGATAATCTCGTTTAGCCAGATCAAGTTCTTTTTCATAAGAAGTAGTAATAGATTTTATATAGTCTTCTTCACCACTACTAAGAGTAGACTTTAGCTTTTTATTTTCTTCTGCAATACTTCTTGCGAATCGAATAGCTTCTTCTCTTTCTCTATCTGCAGACTCTTTAGCACGTCTTTCATCGTGATAGACTTTTTTAAGTTGCGCCATACGTTGTTTAACACGCTCAGAATAATCATCTAAGGTGTCGTTTTCTAACTGCTCAACAATTTCGTCTGGTAATGGGTCCTTTCCTCGATCAACCGGGGGGGTGTCATCCTCCTCTTCAATCTCAAACTCAGGTGCAGGTTTATTGGGCTTCTCCTGAACTACGCGCTCAACATCAGCAGTAGATTTTTCAAGTTTAGCTTCTTTACCCGGATCTAAGTTTACCTCTACTTCTTCACCTTCGAGCTCAAGCTCATCCGGTATCTCATTTACTATCTTAGTCATTATCATCATCTCCGATGGTTGCACCAACAAATAAGTTGGTGTTTCGATTGCCTTTAGATAAATTCCAATACTGTGGAACTACCTGAAGGTTTGAGAGGCCGTGTCTGCCTCCTTTGCTCAATGGCACAATATGATCTACGTGCCACTTAAACCCAAAAACCTCTTCGCGTAACTTAGCTAAAGAGTAAAGTTCTATTAACATCCATCTATCATCTGCCGTATGAATATCGTTTACTTTATTTTTTGTTGCCCTTCTTGTTGCTTTATAACAATTTACTTTTTCTGGATTAGCTTTTTTCCAAGCACTTACACGCATTCGTTCTTGTTCAGCGTGTTTTTGGTAATAGATTTTTTGACTCTCTAATACCTTTTCTGAATTAGCCTCTTTCCAAGCTTTTCTCCAGTTATAAGCTTTCTCTCGGTTAGCTTTATAATAAGCTATTCGACTTGCTACAGACTTCCAGCCCGACAACTTTAGGCTCTCTCGTAGCCACGAGGATCAGAGACCACAGCTTCTACAGTATCATCATTGATAATACGAAACTCTTTGCCATGAATTTTTATGCGAGTACCAGAGTAAGCGCGAGTAATAACAAAGTCGCCTTCTTTACACCAAGCACCCGTAGGAAATCTTTCTTCATCTTTATAAGCCAGATCTCCTAGTTTCATTACAAAAAGAACAACAGTAGAATGTTCTTCAATTCTTTTTACGCCATCTGATTTTAAAACGCCGCTACCCTCATAAGCATCCTCAACTTCTGGTACAGCGCACAATATACGATAGCCTCTAACTTGAGGTAACACTTTGCTAAGGTTCTCTACGGCTTCTTTTTTAGTTTTAACTTCGGCTTTGGGTTTTATGGGAACACCTGAAGCAGATACAATAGCTTTGTCAGCGGTAGCTATATTATTCATGCAGCATCTCCTTTACCCACTATTGAGTCAGTTGAGCTAGTTTCAAAATCGTCTTCGCCTTTATTTATAGCCGTAATAATTTCAGATAGATAACTCTGAACTATAAGATACCCGCGTACTTCACCGCAAGCGTGTTGATAGCCACCATAATCTTTAGCCGTTCCCGCACTAAGATTTTCTTGGATTGTTTTTCTTCTTTCTTCTATTTGCGCTGATAAGTTCATTAGCGTTTCTATCATTTTGCATTCCTCTAGTTGGTTTTAAATTAATTACTCATCTTGTTGAATCTCTGTGTCTTCTACTTTAGTTTCGTTGCGTAATCTATCTTCTTCCGCACGTAACTCCATATCAATACTTTTACTAACAGCACTAGCGCCCAACTCAGCACCTTTAATTACCTGCTTGACTTGGTTGTTTGCTTGTTCCATTTGAGCTTCAGCACCAATCTTAGCGCCTACTATTGCTTGTTGAGAATCTATTCTTGCTTTCTCTAACATTAAGTCTCGCTCAAACCCAGACTCCATTTTATATTTATCAAACTGTAACTTAGCTTTATCAAGTTCAATATCTGCCATAGTTTTCTGAGCTTTAACTTGTGCTTCTTGTTGTTTAATCTGAAGCTCCGCTTGTTGCATTTGAATCAACGGGTCTTGTTGCTGCTGTTGCGCTTGTTCCTGTTGAACTTCTGCTTGGTCTTTTTGAAGCAGTTGTTCTCCAGCCCGTGCTACTAGACGAGATAGTTCTACCTCTACATCTTCTGGTAATACTTCATCAGGAGCAGGAAGTGGAACACCAAGTTGTTCTTCTATTTGTTTACGGTATTCAAAGGCTATATGTTCAGCTACGTGCGCTTCCATTGCCGCAATGATTGCATTGGCTTTAGTACTCTGTCCTATCATCTCACGAATCTTAGGATCATTTATAAATGCCATATGTGTAATAATGTGTGCTTGATGATCTTGATGTATAAATGCCTTAACGGGCTTGCCATTAATAATATTCATATTCTCAGTTACTGGGTTTGCCTCTTTTACATCATCTTTATCAGGTATAAGCTTATCTATATTTTTAACGCCTAATACCTCTAACATCTGACGATTTAATTCGGGTAAGTCATAAATATCTGGGTTAGATTGTGCGAGCTGCATGACGGCTTGATACTGTACTACTTTCTGCGCCATTGTTGCAGCATTAGGATCAGCAACGGGTATTAAGTTAACTTTATTGTAGTCTTCTTGTTTAGCACCTGGAGTGCCTGTCGCTGGATCATATTGGTAATCTGGATCTGTGTAATCGCGGATAATATCTTTAAGTAATAAGAACTCTTTTTTCATAGAGTAGTAGATCCGCGCATTAACCGCAGACATTACTTTGAGCGTTCTTTCTAAGATAGCAAGTGTTGAGCCTACAGGAGAGTTAGCTGACATGTCCGACACTTTCATATCAGAAGCACTAGCAAACCTTCGCCCTTCACTAACAATCTTATCCATTAGCTGTGAAAGAACTTGGCTTGGTTCTTTATAAGGAAGGGGCATTAAATTATCACGAATAGTTCCTGAAGGCGCATCAACGTCTCGCCATTCTGCTGGACCTATAGGAGTATCATCTCCTTTGATTCTTAGTCCTCTAGCTTTAAATCCGCCGGGCAGGTTAGAGAGTGTGCCAGCATCAACAAGTTGACGAAGAAGCATAGTCCCTGATTTAGCAAACCCCCCAACGAGATGTATTAAACCAAAACAGTAGAAACCAAATCCGGGTATATACCCATAGTGAACAAAATGTTGTCTACGTGTTTTTAGATTATCTTCTTGTTTCCAATTACGGCGAATAGCTAGAATCTCAGTTGTACCTTTATCTATGGTTACAACATAAGGTAATGCGATCCCTGTCTTCTCACCATCATCTTCATCTTCGTGTCCTTCTAGATCAAGATCAACATTCATTTCTAAGATTTTATAGCGATCATCATTAGTCGCATCAAAACCCATTTGTTCCGCAATCTTTTTCTCTACTTCATCAAGATCGTAGCCGGGATCTCCCAGCTCAACATCACGATAAAAATTCATTTGTTGTAGCTTGTGTAGTTCTTGTTTAGTTTTTCGCATTACATGAGTAACACGCTCTGCTGTCTCTAGGTTAGAGGCTCCGTAGGGCACTACCATGTCCTCTGCAGCAACAAAAATAGATACTTGACGCTCTAGGCTAGGGTCATAATAAACCTTCTTAAATGCGTTCCCTGCGAGTCCTAGACCCCATAACATTCTTTCGTGCTCTGGACGATACTCAGGCATCTTATCCATAAGCTGGTAGTTCATATTTTCTTGTACACGAGCAGCAGATTCTAAACACTCTGGCGTTTCTTTGCCAATAATAGAAGTCTTAACCGGTC